TGGTTTTGAACTGCCTGCCTGGTTATCCCGAAAGATGAGAAGCAGGTGCCGACAGGCGCTTTCTTCGCTGGTGCTATTGCTGTTTTCGACAAGACCTGGAAGGGACCGGCAATCAGCTACATCGGGCGCGATGAACTTGAGGCATGTGGTGAGGCGTTTCTGGCGCAGGTTCGCCAGCAGGCGGAAAAACTGGTCAGGGAGATGGCGGCATGACGACGTTAACTCAATGCCAGCAGCAGGTGCTGGATATGCTGATTTCTTATCAGAAAGAACGTGGCTTCCCGCCAACCAATCAGGAGGTGGCAACCATGCTGGGATACCGTTCAGTGAATGCAGCGGTGGAGCATCTTCGCGCACTGGAGAAAAAAGGCGTCATCACGATAAAGCGTGGTGTGGCCCGGGGGATCACGCTTCATACCGTGGTGAAGGACGACGACAGCGAGGCGGTCGGGATTATCCGCTCACTGCTTGCCGGTGAGGAAAACGCCAGGCTGCGTGCAGCCCATTGGTTACATGAGAGAGGCCTGAAAGTATGAAGCTGATCCTGCCTTTTCCGCCCAGCGTGAACACGTACTGGCGACACCCCAACAAAGGGGCGTTTGCTGGTAAGAGCCTGATAAGCGCGGCGGGGCGAAAATTCCAGAGCGCGGCGTGTGCAGCAATAGTTGAGCAGTTACGTCGTCTGCCAAAACCAACGTCGGCACCTGCTTCAGTGGAGATCGTGTTGTTTCCTCCGGATAACCGGATCCGTGATCTGGACAACTATAACAAGGCGCTGTTTGACGCCCTGACCCACGCGGGTGTGTGGGAAGACGACAGTCAGGTGAAAAGAATGCTGGTGGAGTGGGGACCGGTTATCCCGGAGGGGAAGGTCGAGATCACTATCAGTAAGTACGAAAAAGCGAGTTGCAAATTAGCAACTCGGTAACGGAATTGAGCAACACCCTAAATTTGGGTATTACCTCGTTAAAGATACTGTATTTATGAACAGTGTATCCTTGATAACTATTAAAAATCGCAGTAAGTTCATCCTGCATCAACGAAAAGGGAGTGCAGTCCCGCTCGTGGATAAAAATTTGTGGAGAAACCAATGAATCAGTTGCTTGTAATTGATGGCGTTTCTGTGCGCCAGTACTTCGAATCTAACTACTGTCTTAACGACCTTCAGAAAGCTGCTCTTCTTGCCGCTGGTGAGAATCGCTCCTCCCGTTCGCTGGAAGTTCACGAGTTTATGCGTCGTCCTGAAACGAAGGCTCTTGTGGAATTATTGGAAGAAGAAACTACGGGAGATTCCCGTAGTATTCCTGTCATCACCATTCAGGGGCGCAATGGTGGGACGTATGTCTGTAAAGAGCTGGTCTATGCATATGCAATGTGGATCAGCCCGGCATTCAGCTTAAAAGTGATACGTACTTTTGATGCGCTTCATAATTCATCACCAGAAGAAACCACATCCGACAAAATTAAATCCGGGGTCATTCTGCTTGAATCAGCAGCAAAGACTCTAAATCTGTCAAACTCCTCGAAACTTGGTGCATACCAGAAATTATCAAAGGTAGCTGGTCTTCCTGAACTTATGCCGATCTATGCCATTGATGCACCTGCTGATGCGCCAGATGGTTCAAGCCGCCCTACGCTGTCGCTGAGTGCACTGCTGAAGCAGTATGGTATCCGCCTGACGGCTAATCAGGCATATCACCAGATGGCGAAGCTGGGGATCGTTGAACAACGCGAACGATACAGTCGTACCGCGATTAACAACATCAAAAAATTCTGGTCGCTGACCGCGAAAGGCTGCATGTTCGGCAAGAACATCACCAGTCCTGCAAATCCGCGCGAGACGCAGCCGCATTTCTTCGAATCCCGATTCCCTGAGCTGTTAAAGCTGCTCGATACCGTTCATTGAGGTGACCGTGAGAGCACTACTGACCCCTGAAATTGCCCCGCGTATGGGGATCGTATTGTTCAGACCAGGTTCAGAGCTGATGCCCTTGTTTATGCAGGGGCGTGTCCTGCTGGAGCCTGAGCCGGAACGTTATTCATCTTTCGCCAGTGGTGCCGTTCCGGCGGCATCACAACCGCTGGCGGATGATCTTGCCGTTCGGGCCGTGTTCCGCAATGAGGCAGTGATCCGTCGTGCTGGTGGCGTGGAATGTCTTGAAAGCTGGTTACTTCGTGAAAAAGGCTGCCAGTGGCCTCATTCCGACTGGCACAGCGAGAACATGACCACAATGCGACACGCTCCGGGCGCAATCCGTCTGTGCTGGCACTGTGACAATCTTCTCCGTGACCAGTTCACGGAACGGCTGGAATCAATGGCAACGGATAACTGTGCCCGCTGGGTGTTGTCTGTTGTGCGCCGTGATCTTGGTTTTGATGACAGTCACGTTGTGACAATGCCGGAACTGTGCTGGTGGCTGGTTCGTAATGACCTGGCGGATGCCTTACCGGAAAGTGCAGCCCGTAAGGCCCTGAGATTACCGAAGCCTGTTTTGCCGTCTGTCACCCGGGAGAGTGACCTTGTGCCTTCGGTTCCTGCCACCAGCATTATCCAGGATAAAGCGAAAAAGGTGCTGGCGCTGAAAGTGGATCCGGAGTCGCCGGAGTCTTTTATGTTACGCCCCAAACGTCGTCGCTGGGTTAATGAAAAGTACACGCGCTGGGTTAAGACGCAGCCGTGTGCATGTTGTGGTAAGCCAGCCGACGATCCGCATCACCTGATTGGCCATGGTCAGGGTGGAATGGGTACTAAAGCGCATGACCTTTTTGTGTTGCCTTTGTGCAGAAAACACCATGACGAACTGCATGCGGATACCGTGGCATTTGAAGAGAAGTATGGTTCCCAACTGGAGCTGATATTTCGTTTTATCGATCGCGCGCTGGCGATTGGTGTGCTGTCCTGATTTTGTGGAGAAAGTTGATGCGTGATATGTATGAAGTATTGGACCGCTGGGGAGCATGGGCTGCAGCAGAAAATAGTGGTGTGGACTGGCAGCCGATAGCGGCTGGTTTCAAGGGACTTTTACCACACGGTAAAAAGTCACGTCTCCAGTGTGATGATGATGAAGGCATCATGATAGACGGTTGTGTGGCTCGGTTGCGAAAGTATAAACCAGAGGAATATGAGCTGATCATAGCTCACTTTGTTATTGGTATCTCATTACGCACTATTGCCAAGAAGAGAAGATGTTCAGATGGCACAATTAGGAAGGAATTGCAGACTGCCATGGGGTTTATCAGCGGTGTAATAATAACTATAAACCCCATTATGGTAGTTAATTAATGTGAATCCTATCACCAAGATAGTATAGTCCAAAAAATGTTGAAACAAGCATTTGCCATGTAAGGAATAAAAAGATAATGATATAGCACCAGTTTGCTATATCATTATTCAGTATGTTTATTAGTGGTGTGATAAAAGCGTTGAAAATCACTATGCATATGCTGAGGGCAGTTAAAAATGAAAATAACATGCACAGAAATAATCTTCTGGTAAGTTTCTCTTGAGTGTCAACAATTCTACCATTTTCTTTTGTTCGTGTAATTTTAATAAAAGGAGTGCCATTAGTTCCTATCAGAGGGTAGTCAATTTGTTCTCTGTTGAAAGTGGCTATTGCTGCAAGAGCTGCTATATAAAAACCAGGCAGATTTGATACAAATCCAGATATAGACTTAATAAAGCCGCCATCTTTTAGTAGGTCTGATGTAGGTATTTTAAATAAATAAAAGTAAAAAAAGAAATCACAGCAAGCCCGGCAGGTGCATAAAAATCGTATGCGCACTTACCACTAATTCCCTTAATGAAAAGGTAACCAAACGGTCTAAATAAATGTGAAAATATACTAATCATATTAGCCTCACATGACCTCGATAATCTTATTCACAAACTCCATGTTAATACTATCATAAGAATCCTTTAAGCGCGAAGAAAAACCATTTATTACACTCTTTTTGATAAATGTTTTTTCCAGCCCATCCAGCCTTACATTTGAAGTTTGAAGGTCAACTTGTCTTGTGAATCCTGTCTCTGGCTCTTTGAATTTTATTTTTATTAAGTCATAACCTCCATTTTTATCTTCTTTAAAGAAGTTTGAGACAGATTTTATCCATCCAAGGACATTGTTGGGGCCATGGTTTGGTACTAAGCGTAAAGTACTTTCTTTAGGAATAATAGCCGCGTTAACATCTGGCGCATTAATAGTTCTGTATTCATTCTTTACCAAAACGACATCAGAAAGTCCTTCTTTATTTATTTTATTGAACAAATCTTCATCTAACTTTCCAGATATATCAAAGACTGGCTTGTATAATACTTTTATTTTTTCTTTGTTAAACTTGACACTTCATTTGTTAAAGTGTGACATGAAAAGATATCTTCATTATCTTTGGCTACGTTAAAGAGAACTTTATTCAGGAAACCATTTATTTTTGCTGTGGAAACTCCTGGTATTGGCATAAAACTCATGTCATACGTTCGCATATTTCCGTCTAGAGAAATAATCATATGAGAAGAAACTTCGTAACCTTCACCTTCCTCATGTTTTGGTGATATTTCGGTGCGAACATCTGTATTAATGTTTTTTAATACAGTAGTGCTTCCATTTTTATCTACAGCATTAATTAAAAGACCAAGATGGCTGGGTTTTTTATCGGCTCTGTTTGATAAGAATATTACATCTTGTAAAGTTAAAACTAAGTCTCCTTTTTCATAACTGTGCATCATTGCTTTACAACGTACTATTTTAGAAGCAAGTTCACGCATTGTTGGTACCGGGCAAACACAGTTCGATCTGATGCTATCATCAATTTTCTGTGTACGGTATTGTGTATCGATCGTAATAGTATGATGAGTTATTACTCTACTGAATGCGTCCAGTGTAGCCATTTCAAAATATCCGCTTCTTTGCTGTTTTTATATGGAGAAAGTTTACATAACCACTAACGCGTACGCAAAAACTATTGTATCGTGTTAAGAGTGGTTACTTCGCCACACAGCTTAAACCCGCCGCGAGCGGGTTTTTTTATGGCTGAAATCGGTCCAGTACAGTAAACGCGCTGGCGGCGGTGAATACCGGTCTTTCAGCTTGCTGGCTTTTTTGACAAGAGTTATTGGTGTGTCACGTTAACCGGAAAAGGGAAAAAGACATGCTGAAACAGCAGGATATGACCGAAACCGCCAGAGTGGTGTTTAATGAATTAAGTGCCACCGCACCGGCGACAGTCGGGGAGATTGCACAGAATACGTACCTTTCACGCGAACGCTGCCAGCTAATACTGACCCAGCTTGTTATGGCGGGTCTGGCAGACTATCAGTTCGGTTGTTACAGACGCCTTCAGTCCTGAAGGCTTTTTTATTTGTGGTAAATGGGCGGCTGGTGGGTGTTAGGGGCACTCACCAGCCATCTGCTCATGCGTCCGGATCACAAGCAAACCTCAGGCCCATCTGCTTTGCGCAAAAGCGGTATGAGCCTATCAGAGACAGGCTTAATGATCCATGTTTAATACTGTAAAAATATCCAGTCGTGAATTAATCAACGCCGACTGCCTGGAATTTATCCGGTCGTTACCCGAAAATTCTGTTGACCTGATAGTCACGGACCCGCCGTACTTTAAAGTGAAGCCTGAGGGCTGGGATAACCAGTGGAAGGGCGACGATGATTACCTGAAGTGGCTGGACCAGTGTCTTGCGCAGTTCTGGCGGGTGCTGAAACCTGCCGGAAGTCTTTACCTGTTCTGTGGCCATCGCCTGGCATCTGACATTGAAATCATGATGCGTGAACGCTTCAGTGTGCTGAACCATATTATCTGGGCGAAGCCGTCCGGACGCTGGAACGGGTGCAACAAGGAAAGCCTGCGGGCGTATTTCCCCGCCACAGAGCGCATTCTGTTCGCGGAACATTATCAGGGGCCGTATCGTCCGAAAGATGCCGGGTATGAGGCGAAGGGCAGGGCACTGAAACAGCATGTGATGGCACCGCTGATTGCTTACTTTCGTGATGCGCGCGCTGCCCTGGGGATAACGGCAAAACAGATTGTGGATGCCACAGGAAAGAAAAACATGGTGTCGCACTGGTTCAGTGCCAGTCAGTGGCAACTGCCGGACGAAAGTGATTATCTGAAATTACAGGCGCTGTTTGCCCGGGTGGCAGAAGAGAAGCATCAGCGGGGTGAACTGGAGAAGCCCCACCACCAGCTGCTGGAGACGTATACTTCACTGAACCGGCAGTATGCGGAACTGCAGAGTGAATATAAGCATCTGCGGCGGTATTTTGGCGTGACGGCGCAGGTGCCGTACACGGATGTGTGGACGCATAAACCGGTGCAGTACTATCCCGGGAAACATCCGTGCGAAAAACCGGCAGAAATGCTGCAGCAGATAATCAGCGCGAGCAGTCGTCCGGGTGACCTGGTTGCAGATTTTTTCATGGGGTCGGGTTCGACAGTCAAAGCCGCGATGGCGCTGGGGCGTCGTGCAACTGGCGTTGAGCTGGATACCGGGCGTTTTGAACAGACTGCGCAGGAAATCAGGGATGTATTTAGCGGGAGCGGTTTGCAGAAGTAATCTCCCAAAATGCCATTTTTGGAATATACTGGTATTAAGTCTTTTTGCTCAGGTTAATTCAAAATGGATGTTGCCTGCTCTGTGGTCCTGATTCGCTATCCGATAGATATTTTTCTTGAAAAAGAAAAAGTTTCACTCGATGCCGGAAGTGTTATGCTTGTTGCCAGAAATATAAGAGGGCTTTTCTGTGCTTATGCCGACAGAGTGAAAATGGCAGATATAAGTAACAGCGTCGTCAATCAGTATCTGGAAAGGGAGTGTGAACTGACGGAGTATACACCGACAAAAATGCCTCTTTATTTGATGTCTGATATTTACAATACGGAACTGGCGGAGGCTTTAATAACCCAGCATAGTGAATCCAGTGATACTTTGAAGGATTTCTCTGTTATAACCGCATTTTCATGTATCTCCTTATTTGCAACAGACAGGCGTCTGCCATTATTTTTGTCCGGTGCTGTAAATAATATCAGCTGTAAAGTAAGGGCTATAATTCAGACCGACATATCGGCAGGCTGGATGCTAGGTGTGATTGCATTACAATTGCATATGAGCGAAAGCTTGTTGAAGCGAAAACTTAAGGATGAAGGTTATAGCTTTAGTCGGTTGTTGCTGGAGGAGCGAATGCGTGTTGCTGTTAATCTTGTATGTTTCCAGCGAGAGTGTGGACAAGCGATAGCGGAAAAATGTGGTTACTCAAGTAAGTCCTATTTCATTTCTGTATTTCACCAGTATTATGGTGCACCACCTGAGAGCTATGCATATTTGCAGAAAGCAGACGTTATCTGATGTTTTTTCATCAGGCATATATTGATTGACTGTATTAGATATAGTCTGAATGTGTTCAGCATAAAGAGTTATAATCATTTGGTGTTTGCGTGAATATTGATGAGAAAATCAGATGTAGCCAACTGTTACAGCGTATTGAAGCCGTCAATGTGGAACGAACAAAGGTCTTCAGTCGTCTGACAGTTTTATTTTGTACCCCTGATCGACGTTCAGGTCAGGAGATGGTTCTTCTGGATGTAGATGCACTTCGGAACGTCTGTGAGGAGTTCACCGCGGCTAATTCGGAGTTACTGAGTCTTGTTCAGGAGTACAACAGAATTGCAGGTAGTAACGGTTTTGATGAAATCAAAATTATATCCCGTGGATAAAACATATCCTGTATATTTATGTTGTTACATACAGGCGCTTTTAGTATCTGCCGCACGGCAGTTGTACTTCAGAATAAGATGCTTTTGTGACTGGTGGTGTTGTATCTGGGGTTAGCCAGGAGGCAGGTTCAGAGAGTCCGGTGGTAATTATGTGTATGCAGTGGTTGTTGCTGTACCGTGGGCAAGTTCTGGAACTGGCTTCGTCCATTGTAGATGATTGTTAGCTGGATATCAGTTACCTCATGGAAATGTTAAATGACTCACAATTCGGTTGATGGACTATTGTCTGATCGATGGAAGTCTTGTAAAAACGAGCCAGCATAGTGAATCCCCCTGTGCGGAGGGGTGATATCGTATCATTTCCTGTGTGGCCGACTGATATCACGGACATTTGTTCACCGGGAGGCACCCGGCACCATGCAGTATACAGAGATTAGGCATACATCCAGGCTCCTCATCGCAGGAGCCTTTTTACATGTAAAAAAACCGCTCCTGGGAAGAGCGGTTGGCAAGGAAGCAAGGAATAAATAACAAAACGTGAAGTAATTTATTCAGCACCCTAATAATACCTTAGAGTAATCACCTTGCGCAACTGTAAGGGCGTATTTCTTTTTTGCGGGCTGTTTTTCTGTGTGACTTTTGTGTTTCCGGAGGTCAGCCCGTGCCTTCTCTGACTCAGAACATTATCCCGGCCGGGAGGATTCATGGCATTTAAACACTACGATGTGGTCAGGGCGGCATCGCCGTCAGACCTTGCTGAACGACTGACACAAAAACTGAAGGAGGGCTGGCAGCCATTTGGCAGTCCGGTGGCCATCACGCCTTATACCCTGATGCAGGCCATTGCGGCGGAAGGTGATGTCACCACACCAGTGGCGGTGACCGGTAATGAGGGTAAGGCGGTGGCTGTCAGTGCCACCAGCGACCCGGAGTATTACTTTGTTGTGGTTCTGGCAGGGCAGTCAAATGGCATGTCGTATGGTGAAGGTCTTCCGCTGCCGGAGACATATGACCGTCCGGACCCGCGTATTAAGCAGCTGGCGCGCCGCAGTACGGTGACACCGGGCGGTGTCGCCTGTAAATATAACGACATCATTCCGGCGGACCATTGTCTGCATGATGTGCAGGACATGAGCCGTCTTAACCATCCGAAAGCGGACCTGTCAAAGGGGCAGTACGGTACCGTGGGGCAGGGGCTGCATATCGCCAAAAAACTGCTGCCGTTTATACCGGCGAATGCGGGCATTCTGCTGGTTCCGTGCTGTCGTGGTGGCTCTGCGTTCACCACCGGAGCTGATGGCACATACAGTGACGCGAGTGGTGCCTCGGAGAATTCAACCCGCTGGGGTGTGGACAAGCCGCTGTATAAGGACCTTATCGGTCGAACAAAAGCAGCACTGAAGAAGAACCCGAAAAATGTGCTGTTTGCCGTGGTGTGGATGCAGGGGGAATTTGATTTTGGCGGTACGCCGGTAAATCATGCCGCACAGTTTGGTGCGCTGGTTGATAAATTCCGTGCAGACCTGGCGGATATGGCAGGTCAGTGCGTTGGTGGCTCTGCTGGCGGTGTTCCCTGGATATGCGGGGACACGACGTATTTCTGGAAGCAGAAGAACGAATCCACGTACCAGACGGTGTACGGCAGCTATAAAAACAAAACGGAAAAGAATATCCATTTCGTACCGTTCATGACGGATGAGAACGGGGTGAATGTGCCGACGAACAAACCGGAAGAAGACCCGGACATTCCGGGTATCGGGTATTACGGTTCGAAATGGCGTGACAGCTCAGCCACCTGGACGTCACAGGACAGGGCGAGCCATTTCAGCACCTGGGCTCGCCGTGGGATTATTTCCGACCGTCTGGCAACGGCGATTCTGGTGCATGCCGGGAGAACCGCTGAATTCATTACCGGAAAACAGCCTGATACGGTGAAGCCCACCGGACCTTCCGGTGAAGGCCCGGAGAGAGAGCCGGAAGCCCCGGTCAGTAACCGAACCCTGATGAGTCTGCTGGCGTCCGGTGAAGACCTGGCATCACAGGGCTGGCGCTATTATCACAAACCGGCGAGCGGAGACAGTGTTGATAAAAACATCGCTGAGGCTGTGGTCAGTGATGAGGGTGCCACTGGTGGTAAGGCCCTGCAACTGAACAAACCGGAAAGCCACATCTGGTTTCTGGAGCATGATGCAGCCGGGCAGGGGGCAGAGTTGCTGAAGAAAGGCGGACGTGTGAGCGTGCGGTTTAAGGTGCCGGGCGCACTGGTGCCGAATCAGTTTGCCCTGGGTATTTACTGGCAGTTGTCGTCCCTGCCGGAGGGAGTGACGCTGTCAGAGGAAGGCAACGACATGCTGATGTCCTTCTTCCTGCAGACGGATGCGACGAACCTGAACGCGATGTACCACAAGAAGCAGAATGCGAAGCTGGATACGTTCGGGGTCTTTGATAACGGATGGCACACACTGGCTTTTGAGTTTGCCGGAAACAACAGCATTCAGGTGACGCCGGTACTGGATGAGAAACGGGGTACGCCGTTCACACTGGTGAAATCTCCGGCATCAGGGGCGGCGGACAAACTGCAACTGACAGGCATATCAAAGGCGGCGACATATACGCTGCTGATTGACAGTGTGAAGGTGGAAGTGAACAACGCGGACGGCGCGGCATGATAAAAAAACCGCCAGTCGCGGGAATATCGCTGGCGGTAAGTACCCATGTACCTTTGTAATGAATGGATGTTTTTACATCGGTTATTTTTTAATGAATTGCGTTTCTGTTGTCAACATACCAGGCGGGAAGTTTTCAGGACAAAAAATCCACCAGTAAGCAAGGGAGGTGCAGTTGCGTGCTTCTGGTGGAAATGGTACGGCTATGAGGTTTTATTGTTATGCATGCCATAATTTTTCTACACAAAAGCAATTCTGAATGTCAACACGTTTTATAAGGAATTGTTGTGCACACAGAGTAAATGCACGGGGCTGTCAGTGTAACACTGGCGGCCTTTTTCATGTTGTGAGCTTCCGGATTGCGGGAGACGGGGTATGTACCAGATGGAAAAAATCACAACAGGTGTGTCATACACCACGTCAGCGGTGGGAACGGGCTACTGGTTCCTGCAGTTGCTGGACAGGGTTTCCCCGTCTCAGTGGGCGGCAATAGGCGTGCTGGGGAGTCTGCTGTTTGGTCTGCTGACATATCTGACTAACCTGTATTTCAAAATTAAAGAAGACCGGCGTAAGGCGGCCCGGGAAGAGTAAGCTGATGAGCAGAAAATTCCGCTATGGTTTATCGGCTGCCGTTCTGGCGCTGATTGCCGCAGGGGCTTCTGCGCCTGAAATCCTCGACCAGTTTCTGGATGAAAAGGAAGGCAACCACACCACGGCATACCGTGATGGTGCGGGTATCTGGACCATCTGCCGAGGTGCCATCATGGTGGATGGTAAGCCTGTGATTCCTAGCATGAAGCTGTCGAAGGAAAAATGCGACCAGGTTAACGCCATTGAGCGTGATAAGGCGCTGGCATGGGTGGAGAAAAACATCAAAGTGCCACTGACTGAACCCCAGAAAGCGGGTATTGCGTCATTCTGTCCTTACAACATTGGCCCCGGTAAGTGTTTCAGCTCAACGTTTTACCGGAAACTGAACGCCGGAGACCGTAAAGGCGCATGTGCTGAAATTCGTCGCTGGATATATGACGGTGGTCAGGACTGCCGTATTCGTTCAAACAACTGTTACGGTCAGGTATCCCGTCGTGACCAGGAGAGCGCGCTGGCGTGCTGGGAAATCGACAGATAAGCAGAATATTTTGCTGAAAAATGAGGTTTGCTCACATGGACGTATAACACGAAATCCTGCAAATTGGCAAAATGTAAGTGAATAAAGTCAAAACAGTTGTTTAACACTCAGGCACCGTAATGGTGCCTTTGTCATTTCTGCGCATCTCACGCGCATCTCACAACACAGAACCTTTCAGGATGACCCTTGAGGATACCGGTTTGGCTGTCGGTGCCTTTCTGTGGGCTGGATTCCTGTGAGACAAGGTTCATCACTAAAAGGAAATAACCGATGAATATGATGACCGTGCCGTTTCACGGCAACTCTCTTTATGTAGTTAACCATAATGGCGAGCCATACGTTCCCATGAAACCTGTCGTTGCGGGGATGGGGCTGGCCTGGCAATCACAGTTGGCTAAGTTAAGACAGCGTTTTGCGTCAACTATAACGGAAATCGTTATGGTTGCTGAGGATGGGAAACAACGCAATATGGTGTCCATGCCACTTCGAAAACTTGCCGGCTGGCTACAAACTATTAATCCCAACAAAGTAAAACCCGAAATCCGCGATAAGGTCATCCGGTATCAGGAAGAGTGCGACGATGTTCTTTACGAGTACTGGACGAAGGGTTTTGTCGTTAATCCCCGTAAAATGAGCGTGATGGAAGAACTCAACCAGGCTTGTGCTGACATGAAACGGGATAAAAAACATTGCCAGTGTGTTTGCTACCGGGCTGAATGAGTGGAAACAGGTTAAAGCCGCGCATGTATCAAAAATCCGTACGCTGGTAAATGAAGCGAATATGCTGATTGATTTTGTCCTGGCTGATACAGGCAAAGGGAAAATAACAAAGGCGGATTGATGGGGTGGCTAATGATATCAGATAAACTCATAACGCTGGTGAAGAGCCTCTGTGTACTTGTCGGCATTTCATTTTCACTAATGCTGGTTGCTCTTTTTCTTTCCATGGCCTGGATGGCGTTGACTTCGGCAGGGCTGGTGGGGTGAGCATAAACCGAATGCTTTCCGCGTTTACCGTTATTCTGCTGGTGGTCTGTGGTGCGCTTAGTCTGGGGCTGAATCATTACCGCGATAACGCCATAACCTACAAAGCGCAGCGCGATAAAAAAGTCAGTGAGCTGGAGCTGGCAAATGCAACCATTACTGATATGCAGCAGCGCCAGCGTGATGTTGCTGCACTTGATGCCAGATACTCGAGGGAATTAGCCGATGCGAGAGCTGAAAATGAAACTCTGCGTGCTGATGTTGCCG